CCCAAAGGGGCCTCACCGCCACTCCTAACCAATGAGGAACGTAAGATGATTTCGATAATCAAGTCTCATAATGCGGTAGTTTGCGTCATGGGATGCGAAGATCTTGTCGCTCTTATGTCGATCGTTGGTGTTGCCCTCTCTGAGATCGGGACGAGCCGTGAAGTATTAGGAGCATCGCATTTAAAGTCCGAGGACTTTATGCATCGCTGCCAAATGCTCACTATCTATCCTGATTTCGTGGAAGAGTTCGACGCTGCCTTTGCAAATCTGCAAGCCAGTGTCGGCGGCTACATGGAGTCAAGCGGTGAAAGCTCCCTTAAGGGGTCCTAGTTGAGGGTTTGCCGCCTCATAAAGCAGGAGACTACCCAATGCCCGTTTCAAAGACTGTTAAAAGTCTAGGGCGATCACGCTTCGAAAACCGTACCGCCGCGAAAAGCACCCCTGGTTGGGGTGCCAATCTAAGTGTTACGAATGCTCGAGTTTTGGTTGCGCCTTTCGAGGTTTTGTATTCACCTTATAAGGTACCAGGATGGAAGCAGTTGATCGCTAACCATCTTGATGCAACTAGCGTGTTAATTGGTACTAAGTCTTCATCGAAGTCGACGCAGTTCCGCTGCCGCCATTTTATCGGTTATAGCGGTGGCGCTACGTCTGAGTGGACGGCGAGTGGGGAGGTTTTAGCCTCCCAGTACTCTATTCCCGTTTCATCTCCTTCGATTCTACCATTGGCACAGCAGCTAGCCGCTGAGAAGTTCGTGAGCAACTACTACAAAAAGACTCGCTCCTTACGGGGCGCGTCCTCTATAGCAGAAGCCGCGAGCACTATCGCTGGGCTGGCATCACCTGCCAAGGCACTTCGGAACGAAGTCACGAACTTGTATCGGTCTCTGTCTAAGAGACTTTACCGTTCTAACGGTGAACAAGTGAAGGACGCCGCCAAAGTTGTCGCTGGCACCTGGCTCGAGTGGAAGTTTGGTGTAGAACCACTCGTTAGCGATGTTGATGGAGCCGCTACTGCGGTCAATAAGATGAGAGAAGGGAACTTTAACGCTTCTGTGCCTGTTGCAGGCAAGGGCGTTGATTCGTTCTCCTATCAGCATCTTTATGACCAAGGTTTTACGGCTATGGCTGGAATGCCATCACCCGGCGTCATCAACAGTTACATGGTGGACGAGACTGTCTGCGTTATACGCGGAGCAGTTCGAGTTACACCCCCAGGTCGTGAGGTCCCACCCGTTCAACAATTCGGTGTGGGCATTGAGGATGTTCTTCCCGCTGTTTGGGAAGGCATTCCGTGGTCGTTTTTCGTCGACTACTTTATCAATGTTTCCTCGGTGATCGATGCGTGGAGTATGCTCTCTTGCCGTATTGCATGGATGAACCGCACTATCAGAAATAGGCGGACCATGTATATATCGGATTTGAAGGCATATGCTCCCTCCGGCTTTCCGCCGAACACTTATGTTCGGTCGACCGCCATGGGAGGGCACGCTGAAGCGTCTTTTATAACTACGATCCGCTCCAAAGCAAACTGGGATGACCTCGTTCCGTCCTTGAGAATCAAGTTACCGATCTCTGGTACGAAATGGGCAAACATCTCAGCCCTCGCTGCCATGTTCACGCCTCCGAAAGGAGACGCGTCATGGTTTCGGCTGCCTCCCGGCAGTCGTCGCCGCTTACGCTGATCATTCCTCTAACCGTCACATTCAATTAATGAGACAGTCATGTCCTTCTCACCTAGTTCTCCGGTCACCGGTGGTTCACAGGCGGGGTTAACATCCCCAACCTACACACTATCGGCAGACACGGCGCCTTCTGCGAGCGGAAAGCAACTCGCTGTCACTGCGTTAGGCGGTACGCAAACCGGTGTCACGACGCATTCTGTAAGCAGTCCTTTTACGGTCACGATGTTTCGGCCGGCTACCTATAGAACTCTTGGGCAGCCGAATCCGGTTACTGGCCGTATCGCGTCGGTCCCGAACAACGTCTATTCGATAATTACTCGAAAGGGCGTTCTTCCTTTGGCTGGACAGGCTATTGTTAACTGTGTTTTGGAAACACGGTTGGCCATACCTGCTGGCTCGGACCTTGCCGACCCCCTCAGTGTCAAAGCCGCGCTGTCCCAGCACATTGGTGTGCTATGGCAGCAGAGCTCTGGTATTGGGGACACGGTAATCACGGGAATCTTGTAAGATCCCATCACGCGACTAAAGGAAACGTCATGTCTGATTTGACTGATGCTCTTTCTTACTCCTTGCAAAAGGACCTCGAGGGCTATCTCAACCCCTATCAGATTAATCTGATAGACACTGGGGCTGAGCTCTGGCCTGACGCCACGCCGCGGGAAGCTGCTGCGTGGTACTTGGCTCACTCCTTGTTTAAGAAATACAACGACAAGGACAGGCCGGGTGCTGCTGCTTGCGACTTGGCTCTCGCCAAGTTTCTCGAGTGTAATGAGAGTAATGCAAGCTATAGTGCGACGACGTACCACCTACATGAAGATGAGCTTATCAACGCTGTATCTGATGAGCTCTACAACTTCTGGTATGTGGGCGAAGGGCGCTGCCAACCACTAATCTCCACTCTCAATGAAGTTTACGAGCGTGGAAGACTGGGTAACGGCTCCAATCGTGCGGCCCGTGGTAGAGACTTCTATACGAAGGTCTACGACTCGCCTCTATCGTACGTCTCTGAGGATCTCTGCTTTTCATGGCAGAAACTGGTGGCTAATGACCCGCGACATTTACTTGCTGAGCAAATGCGCAGCTGTCGGTATGGGTTCCACCGTGTGCAGGGAAATGCTTTAAGCTTCGTGAACAAAAATGTCACAGTCGCTCGTGGCATCTGTACTGAGCCAACCATAAATATGTGGTTTCAGCTCGGTACGGCTGCTATCTTAACAGAGAGGTTGAAATCGCGCTACGATGTCTCCTTAGACATCCAGCCCGAAATCAACAGGGCGATGGCTCGCACAGGTTCTATGCATGGTCGTTTCGCAACGATCGACATGGAGTCTGCGTCTGATTTGATCAGTCTCAACATGGCCCGACGAGTATTTCCAAAGGATATGCTCAACTGGCTAATGCTGTTTCGATCGCCGACGACTACCCTCCCTTCTGGAGTGGTAGTGGAGCTGCACAGTGTGAGCACTATGGGGAACGGTTTTACATTTCCCATGATGACCGCGTTGTTCTGTGCTGTGATTACCTCTGTGTACAAGAGGCTCGGGATTCCCGTTTTACACGGCAATTCCTTGCAGCGCAATTTCTCGGTATTCGGTGATGACTTAATCATCGTACCAGAAGCTGTGCGTCTAGTGTACAAGGTGCTCGAGCTTTTAGGCTTTCGCATCAACAAAGGTAAGTCCTACGTTGAAGGACCATTCCGCGAGTCTTGTGGGTCCGATTTCTTTTCGGGTCATCCAGTGAGAGGCATATATATAAAGCGCCTCCATACTGCGCAAGACTATACGGTTGCTATCAACGGCTTAAACCACTGGTCGGCTTATACAGGAATCTTCGTGCCCAACCTAGTTGGCCACTTAATAGTACTGCATAAGAAGCTCTTCGGCAAGGTGCTGTACGGCCCTGCTGACGAGTCCGACGATGCATGCGTTCGGGTGCCTATTGACACGGCTCCCGGCGTTAGGCGCATGCAGTTTGGCCTCATTCGTTACAGACGGTGGCATCCATGCACCGTCCGTCTCACGATTAATAGTGAGAAGAACGAGATCTCAGTGGTAGGTAATACAGTCGCGCGTCAATACAATCCGGAAGGATTGTACCTCGCGTTTCTGTATGGCGCAGTGAGGGGCGGTAGTATATCTATCCAGGCGGATAGAGTTCGCTACCAGCCGAAGCA